GACGATACCGGAGATGATACTGGCGACGATACAGGAGACGATACAGGTGATGATACAGGAGATGACACAGGTGATGACACAGGTGATGACACAGGTGATGACACTGGTGATGACAGTGGAGATGACTCAGGTGATGGTGGAGATGCAGGTGGACCGAATGATCCTATCATACCTGGACCAATAGTACCTGTAAAGCCTGGTCCTGTAAAGCCAGTAAAGCCTGTGACTCCTGGTCCTCAAACTGGTGGTGGTAAGTATCTAAATCCTGGTATGATTGAAACTACTCCAATGTACAAGACAACTAACGATGCTCAAAGTAAGTTTTATTGGGGAGATCGTGCGCTACAGACAGGAGATCAATTTGATCCTAAAGCGTGGAATGAAGTACCAGATGCGCCTAAGACCGCATGGGGATTACAAGAATTTGGAAAGCCAATGACAATGCAACAAGCTATGAGTGTACTAAGTGGCACTCCTAATACAGCATCATTATCGCCTGCAGAGCAAGCGTACTTATCAATGTTAGACCCAGTTGCAGCGCAGCAATTCCTGGCTAGCAAGGGATTGGCGTAATGCTAAATATAACATTAAAGGAATAAGATTATGGGATTCTTAACTAAGAGCAAAACAGAAAACAAAGTTGATTACTTACCTAGTCAACTTAAAGACATTGAGGATACTAATAAGTTCAAGCAAGAAACAATCATGCCTGCTTATAAAGACTTTATGCAAAGCAGTAAAGAGGGTTATGAACAAGCCCTTCCAGGCATGAACAAAGCAGCACAAAACTTAGGTGGATATGCTGGTCAAGTTGGTCAAACACTAGGTGAAACAGGTGAGAGCGCAGCTAGAGTTGGTGTTAAAGGTCTAGAAGATTTCTTCTCCCCTGGTTTTGGTCAAGAACAGTTTGCAGCAGCAATGGCTCCTATTCAAGGACAGTATGCCAACAACATGGCTAACTCAGCTGCTACATTTGGTGGCTCTGGTAATATGGGCAGCAGCAGACAAGCCCTAGCTGAAGGTCAATTGGCAGGACAAGCACAAGGTCAACAAATGCAAGCCGCAGCCAATGTTATGAATCAGCTAAATCAACAACGCTTACAAGCTGGTCAAAGTCTAGCACAAACAGGTGGCAACTATTTAAATCAAGGTCTACAAGCAAAAGGTACTCAACTAGGTGCAGCAGAAAGACCAATGGATTGGCAAAGTCAATATGGTAAACAACTAGGTATGGTGCCAAGTCAGTTATACACACCTCAGTATCCTGGTCAACAGAGTACTAGTGGTACTACACAAAAGAGTCCGCTGGATATCATTGGTGGTATCGTTGGTGGATTAAAATAAGGAATAAATCATGGCATACGACGCAATGGGTAATTATACAGGCTTTGACGAAGTTGGAGAACCTGTCAATCCTTACGATTACGATGAAGAAGAACGTAAGAAGAAAGAGCTGCGCACACAGCTAGAAACTGCACAGAAACAACAAGAAGAACTTGCAAGTCAAGTTAGTCAGAAGCAAGAGATTACTACTATGGCAGATGGTAGTCAAGTTGAAAAGACTACTAAGAAAATGCCAGCAGCAGGACCAGTTAATCCTGCTGATTACAACGCATCTATCGCACAACAAGAAAGTGGCAACAATCCTAATATAGGTTATCATGATCGCAGTAAAGGTACTGCTGCAGGTATGTATGGTATGACAGATGCTGGTTATGCTGATGCTCGTAAATTAGATCCTAACTTACCTGCTGACCGTCTGCAATCAACACCTGAACAACAGACAGCAGCACAAAATGCATATACACAACAAAATACAAAGTACTTACAGAACTACGGTATTGAACCTACTCAAAACAATTTAAGTGCAGCACACTTCTTGGGTGCTAAAGGTTTAAGTGACTATCTTAAAACTGGTTATATTAGTGAAGCCGCAGCTAAAGCTAATGGCGGTATGGAGAATGTAAAGCGTATTGTAAATCAACGCTTAGGTGGACAAAGCGCAGCAGCATCGGGTGGTGCCACAGCACCTAACGTCCCACAAGCGCGTCCTGGTCCAGGCGTAGCAGTTGCAACTGGTCAAGGTGTGCAGGGTACTATGAGTTTAGCACCTGGTGAAGAAGGTGGAATGCCAACTCAGAAACCACCACTACAACCTATCTCTCCTGAGCAAGCACAACAACAAATGCAACCACCAGTAGAAGGTGGTAATGCTGGTGGTGGTATTAAAATGCCGGGTATGGGTCAACCTCCTACACCTGGTGAAGATGGCAGTAAGTCATTCATTGATAGATATCAAAACGATCAAAACGATCCTCAAGCACTAATGAAATTAAGTGCTGATAATAGTACTCCTGAATGGATGCGTGAAAGAAGTCGTAATCGTGCAGCTGATATTATTACACAGCAACGCGAGATGAAAAATGCACAAGCAAAACTTGAAACAGCTACTCCTACTGAGTTAGCAAAGTATATGCGTGAAAAGTCTACAGGTGGTAGTTGGTTAAAGGCTATATTCTATGCATCAATCGGTGCTAAGACTCTGGCACAAGCTGAAGGTGCAAAATTAGGTATTGGTACTGAAAAGATTGTCACTGATGCTAATGGTAAATCACACATTGTAAAAGTTGCAGCTAATGGCACTCCACTAGAAGGTTATAGTTCTGAAACTGGTAAGAAGTTGACTGCAGAAGAATTGGTTGCAGCTCTAGGACAAGGTACTAATAAGAGAGAAGTATCTACGAGTGCTGAAATGCTGCAAGACAAAGATGGTAATGTCTATCGTAGTCAAAGCGATAAAAATGGTAATCTGATTACTAAAAATATTGCTACTAATAAAGAATATACAGGTGATCCTACTAAATTAACTCGTATGCGTGATGTTGCAGGTGCTGAATCTGACGAACGCAAACAAGGATTTAAGCGTGAGAACATGACTACTGAACAAACTAATCGTTTGGCAGTCTTACAAACACAATTAGGTAATGATTTAACTAAAGCGAAAGCTAAAGATAGACTATCTATATTCAGTGATACTAATAAAGCATTAGTTGCTGAAGGTTTACCTACTTTAACTATGGCTCAGATGGGATTAGCTCAAGATGGTAGTTTAACTAGCGAAAAGGCTGCTCCTCCTCAAGCTGCAGCTACACAAACAGCTGCTCCTGCTGCAGCCGCTACTCCTACTGGTAATGTAGCAGCTCCAGTTGCTCCAGAAGGTGGTGCTGTTGCTGCTCCTGTATCTCCTGAAGCTGCAGCTCGTCCTCCAACACTAAATGAAATTAATAAGCGTAAAGAAGAAGAGAAATCCGCAAGAGAAACTAAAGAAGCTGCAGCTAAGAAGATAGCTACTGAAGCTGCTGAAGCTGTATCACAGAGTCCACAGACTGTTGTTAATATGAATAAGATTGACAAAGCAGTTAAGCATCTAGAAAAAGGTACTACTAACTTTGGTGCAGCTGGTGGAGGATTACGCAAAGGCGAATTTAGTGGAAGTGCAGCACAGAAGGTTGGACGATTCTTTGATACTGAAGATGCTCGTAATACACAAGATGTAATGGAAGCTATTAATGGTGTTGTCCTAGAAAGAGCAAATCTAGGTAAGATGACAGATAAAGACTTGGAATTCTATACTGCTGGTAAACCAACCATTGATGACAGGCCAGAGCGTGTAAAAGAATGGTTAGATACTGCTAAGACTGACTTAAAGAACAAGCTTGAGTTTAATAAACAACAAGCTGCAAGTGGTGGTCGTAAAGGACCGATGGAACAGACTCCTGCTCCTGTCGCTCCTCCTCCATCTATTCCAGGTGGCACTAGTAAGATTATTGGTGGTGTGACTTATGTTTACGATGGTAAAGGATGGAAAAAGAAATGAGCGACTATATAACCGACCCTGAATTGCTTGCACAACTTAATGGTGCTTCGCAAGAAAAGAAAAAAGAAGAGTATGTTGAAGATGAGGCCACATTAGCTGAACTTAACAAGGGTGATGGTTATATTGACGATCCTGAATTACTTAAACAACTTAATGCATTATCTGGTCCTGTTAAACCAGATGAAGGTGCCGGTATGATAGGTGCTGTTGCTCCTTCTGTGACGGGTTATGGTTATGCTGGTCCATCAGGTATGAAAGAACTCGGTCAAGCAGCAAAAGCAGGTGCAACTCCTTATCTTAATATAGCAAAAGAAGGATTTGATAAAACTGCAGCTCTTTATAAAGCAAGACCTATTATGGCACCACTAGTTGATGCAGCAGGTCTTGCTACTGTAGGTTTTCCTCCTATTGCTGGTGGACATCAAGTCATGGGTGCTTATGACAAATTAAAAGCTGGTGGTCAAGGTCTTGTAGGTGTTAGTCAAGAATTAAGTAAAGGCGAACAAACTAAAGATGCATATAATGCTATGAAACGAGCGTTGTATAAGAATGATCCAGCAGGATTTGGTAAAGTACTAACTAATGAATATGGTCCTTTTGCTGGTGGTGAAAAAGCACCAGGTGCAGGTAATAATGCTGTTCGTAGTATGTTGAATACAGCAGAAGGTAAAGCTGCAATGGCTGCTAATCCAGAATTTGCATCTGCAGCACAAGCATACTTAAAGACAGTACCTACATATGGACAACAAGCAATGAAAGTTGTAAGTCCATTATTAAAAGGCGCTGCAAGAGTAGCAGGTCCTGTTGGTATGGCTGCAAACTTATATGAAGCTGCTCCTTACCTAGAAAAAGCAGGTCCTGAATTATCTAGTGGCGCAGCACAAGGACGAATGGCTGATGCACAACGTATGATGTTGAATAGACCTACACCTGCACCATTAACTCCACAAGAAGCAAGCAATCTACTCCAAAGTGACGATGCCCGTACTATAAATATTTACGGTGGTAGAGCAAGCTTAGAAGCGTTAGTTAAATCAGGCGTAAGGCAAAAAGCCGCAAGTAGGGTCCTAGGACCTGTAGCACCAGGACAATAATATGACAACAACAGAAGCATTACAACAGATTTTTAGAGACAACTTCGTAGCATACTTTCGTAGTCATGCTGCACATGTAAACATCGTAGGACGCAACTTTGCAAGCGATCATAAGCTATTACAAAAGACTTATGAAGACTTACAGAGTCAGATTGATACGCTAGGTGAATTACTACGCACACTAGAAGAATTTATGCCTAACGACATAGGTGCAATCATTGATGAAAGCAATCTGGATACAGATGCTATTGAAGGTACCGCAGACGAATTAATACAATCAGGTATGGAAGACCTGGAGTATCTAGCAACTGAACACCGTGAATTAATCGGTATTGCTACAGAAGAAGGACAAGATCAGATTGCAAATTATGCACAAGATCGTGTCCTAGCGCTAGAGAAACATATTTGGATGTATAGGTCAACATTGGAGTAAGTTAAGACGTCAGAGTGCTATCAAGAACTAGGTGATTTTGCGTCTTTCTAACCTAGACATCAACGAATTGGTAGGCGAGCTTGTACCGCACTCATGGAAATAGTTTAGTAGGTTTATGTTGTAAGTTAACGCGTTTATAAGCAGTGCTTCCTCTTATAACATAACCTGCTCTACTATGTAGTTTAAGGAATACTGCTTGTTCTATTCGCAGTGTATTGCTATGGATGATAGGTATATCATGAAGTTGTGCGAATCGTTCCCACAACTCAATCATATCATTTAGTAGTATTATACGACGACGAACACTTAGGTTAGGGTCTACATGGGCCATGCGTATTACAGCAATTTCTTCATTGCTCCACATACCGTGCTCTCCGGTCTTAACCCAAGTGTATGCTAACAAACGATTGTTTTCATCTCTTGCAGTAGCAATTAAGTCAGATTTACTTGTGTAAAATTGATTTACGAGCGCAGTGACAATGTGATGTGATAACACATTAGGGTTGAAGTTAAAGATAGTATCTACTTCAAATTGAACCATCAGGTTCAGATTCATTATATCCTGGCTGTCAGCAGGAGTAGCGAGTTTCCAAGTGTATTGCATTTCATTTCCTATTAATAGAGTATTTATTTAATAAATAAAGTATGGAACAGAAAGAAAACAAAAAGAAAATGGGTGGAGCCAGACCTGGTGCTGGCCGTAAACCTGGCGGTAAGAACCTTATTACAATTGAAGGATTGCTAAGTCAAGTTCATGCCCAATCAAAACAAGAATATGAACAGTTATTAATACAGGACTTCTTAGAAGCAAGAGATAGCCATGATAAACAACTGCTATTAAAGTATCATAACCTAATACTAAATAAAGTAATGAATAGTTTAGCTAAAATTGAAGTCACCGATAGTGCTGACGCAGTTGAAGCTAAAAAACTGGCATTTGCAGAAGCTCTTGCTAAACTTACTGGTGTAGAAACGGATAAATAACATTATGGCTAAACCCGGATTATATTCTAATATACACGCTAAACGCGAAAGAATCGCAGCTGGCTCTGGAGAGCGCATGCGTAAAGCTGGAACTAAGGGAGCACCTACAGCTCAAGCTTTTAAACAATCAGCCAAAACGGCTAAAAAAGGAAAATCAAAATGAAAGAAGCAAGAGACCAAAAAGCCTCAGCAGGTTTCAACGCAGCCACTGGCACAAGTAGTCCTGGCTTCAACCGTGGAACTAACAAGTATGGTGGTAATCAACACACTACAACAAATCCAGATGCTCTGATTAACAAGGGCCGTGGACCTACTGGCGGTGGAACAGGAATGCCAAGTTGCGGTAAAGAAATGTTTACTGGTAAATCACAAGTTCGTCAAGCAGTAGGTGATGGCGCTACAAGAGCATGGGATCCAAAAGCCACACAAAATTATAAGGGCAACCCTGACAAGATTAATGAAGGTCGTGGTCCAACTAAAGGGAACCAACGATAATGCAAATCAGTAATGTCTTAGACAACTTAGCATTAGGTTGTTCTACAACTCAAGCAAACTTAACTTGGGATATTGCTCGTAATCCATTACCCAATGGTGCGCAACCTCGTTATATTAAAATTGACAACATTAGCAACGCCACTGGCGTATTTGTTAGTGTGACACCAGAAACAGAAACTATTACAGTTCCTGGTTCTAGCACAATAGGTAATTGCTTCTTTATTGCACCATTTAGTTCAGTGACGATAGAACTAATTGCACAAGGTGGTAATGTAGCAAGTTCAGCATTTAATGATGGCACCGGAAGTTGTGTTATCAGTGGTATCACTAATGATAGCACAGCAATAATCGTCATTACACCCATAGGAGAATAAAACATGACAGTCATCAGAACGGATATAATTCCAAATTTATACGCAAATCCAATTGCAAGTATTACAAAAGCAGATCCAGCAGTGGTCACAGTTCCAGTCACAGCAACTATTGTTAGTGCAACTGGTACAATAGGTACAGTCACTGGTAGTGGTACAGCAAATGCACCATGGACAGCAGAAATCACAAACATGGCTTCAGTAGCTGGTTTAGTTTCAGGTAGTAATATTACTTCTACAGCTGGTAGTGGTACTTTCGCAGCAGGTGGTGTAGTAAGTGTTGCTAGAGTTTCTGGTAATAAGAGTATTACAATTTACAAAGTTGGTGGAACAATCCCAACAGCTGGTACTGTGACTAACATTACATTACCTGCAGTCACTACAATGCCAATTACTCTGGCTGACGAAGGTGTTATCTTATTCACTAATCCAGCTAATACTTTTACATTTAATGCTGCAGCTGGTACAACTACTGGAACATTTGTTGCTAATGAGCCAATCACACAAGCAACAAGTGGTGCTACAGGAACAGTAAATGCTGTATTTGCATCAAGTATTACATACACAGCAACTGGTGCTACACCGTTTAATACAACTAACTTAGTGACAGGTAGTGTAAGTGGTGCTACAGCAGTTCCAACAGCAGTCACTGGTATGAACCAATTATTAACAGCTGGTGTTAATGGTACTAATGCATATTATGTTGATGTGTTAACAGCTAATACATTTGCTCTATATACAGACGAAGCATTAACTGAAACTGTTGATAGTTCTGCATTTACAACAGCAACTGCTAATGCAGGTCAATATACAACATTTGATGCTGTAGCAATTACTGAACCAACACCATAAAAGGAAAAGAAAATGAAATCAACTAACCCACAAGGTAATAAAGACATTAACCAAAAGCGTGGACCTACAACAGGTAATGTCGCCACTGGTACAAAACGATCAGACTTTGAAAAAGCAAAGTCTACATCTAGCGGTGAGAAATCATCTTTAGCCAAGATGGTCACTGACGCACTTGAAATGCGTGGTCGTGGTACAGCAAGTAAGAGTAATCCAGCGCTAGAAGGTATTAGTAGTAATACTAACACAGGTCCTAAAAAGAACCCTACAGTCGCTAACGGCAAACCACCTAAGAAGAAGTAATCATGGGAGCCTTTACTGTTGGTCCTCAAATCCACGAATATCGTAGACCTGAGGAATCAGATATGCGGGCACGCGAAATTGAGCGTGATGACTTAGGCAATCCTGTAGGCGGTTCTATGTTTGAAGATTTGTTTAGAGGTGGAATGCCTGGATTTGGAGAGCCATCACCAGCAGTAATGCCACCTACACCAAGTCCTGGACAAGAGCCACCTCCATTACCTGGACAAGAACAAGATGGAGATCATAAACAATACTTTGATGCAATGCGTACTAACATTGATGGGTTAAGCGAAGCATTTAAACAAATTGAAAACTTGTCAATGCCTGGTGAACAACATGGTGGAAAACCTCCTCCGTCCCAAGGTGGTGGAGTAGGTAAAGGTGTTTCAAACTTTGGTCCTGCAGTATTTAAAAATGTGGGCGGCTATACTACAAATGTGGGCGGCTATACTACAAATGACGATATGAGACAATACCTAGATTAATTTAAATAAATAAAAGGAGACACTAGTCTCCTATAGTATAGTAAAAGGAAAAGAAATGAGTAAGAAAAATCTAACGCCTCCTGTAGTAGCAGTAGAGGTAAATCCATGGGACGATAAAGCTCCCGTAATTCCAGTTGATAAAGAACCTGTTCCAGTTGTAGCACCTAAATCAATGGGTGCTGCAGACTTTGATATTGACGGTTTAATGACCGACTTTCCCACGGCGAAGGAACTTGAGAGATTTGTATTTGATGAAACGGGGATTGTCTTAAACTTAAAAGGCCGTGCCAATAAACTAAAGTATCAAGTAGCTATGGATGTCCTTAATGGACTTGAAGTAGATCCTAAGTTTCTTGGTGGTGATAATCCATACATCGATCGTACAGAATTAGTTCCAGTTGATGACTTAAAACCAGTACCTGCCAAAGATCCAAGTTTACCAGATATTGATCAAGTTCAAAACTACTTTGTGACTAACACTATTCCACATCCTGACTTTGAAGCACGTATGCAAGATAAGAAAGTAAGTGTTATCTTCCGCAAATACAAAACAGGTGAAATCAGCTACGAAATTATGGGTCCAGTTGCTCAACGCCCACATGGTATGAAACTAGACAAGTATGGTCGTGAGCGTCCTGAGATTATTAAATGGGTTGATCCTCGCACAGGTGAACAAACAGTCATGCGTGAAGATGGTTCATTAACACCGCAAGGTCGTAAACTTCGTGCTATGATGCAAACACTTAAGGTTAACAAGTCAAACCACTGGGATACATGGGTTGATCGTGAATTTGCAAGTTTGAATAGCGCTGTTGCAAGTAATCCTTGGGACCTAGAATGAACAACGAAGCTCGTGATGGCATGATCCATGCAGCACAGCAAGAGCGTATTACTCGTGATACGCTTATCATGCAAAAAGTAAATGGTGTACACCGAGAAGCGTTCTTAAAACGCTTTCCTGGTCAGATTGAACATTGCATGAGATTAACTGCAGAACGACTACAAGCAATACTAACCAAGAAGCCCACTGACTTGTCTGATCCATCAACATGGAATTGTACAGCAGAAGAAATTCGTGATTTAACTATGGCATTAGATAAACTTGCACACTTACATCACGCCTATCCAATGGAGACCGGTAATGAACTTAACAAAACATGACACCACAAAAGTTGATATACTTGGTAAGTGGTATGGTGATAACCTATTCATTACTTTACTTCGCACAGAAGATGGTCGTGATGTAGGTAATTTTCATATAACTCTAGATGATATTGACCTAGAACACTTTATATCTACATTAATAGAATTTCAGAGGTAATATGATTGGAACAGAAACGCTTATGGCTCGTGCCTTGCGTTATGCTTTAGATACAAACAACACTGAGATTGCGTCATATAAAATGTGGCCATCTGACTTACAAAATCAACTACAAGATCTTGTAATTGAAGTGGCCGAAGATATGAAGTATAATCAACTAAAGTACTTTCGTCCGTTTGAACATCAACTAGAATTCTTTAAAACTGGTAATAGTGAACGTCGTGGTATTCTTGCTGCTAACCGTATTGGTAAAACAGTATCTACATGTTATGAAACTGCCTATCATCTAACAGGATTGTATCCTGATTGGTGGACAGGTTATCGCTTTAATAAACCTATTACCTGTATGGTTGCAGGTGAGGGTTGGTCTCAGGTTGCATTAGTATTACAGAATGAATTAATAGGAACACAAGATGTTAAAATTACAGATAATCTGGGCACGGGTGCTATCCCTCGTGATTGTATTATTACTAATACTATGCGGAATGATGGAGCTAACTGTATTGGTCTTGAAGTCAAGCATACGTCGGGTTCAAACAGCTATCTTCTCTTTGCAAATTACACGCAAGAGGTACGCCAACTCCAGGGTTTCAAACTAAACCTAGCAGTATTTGATGAGCAACCACCAGATGATTTCTTCTCTGAGATCGTCACTCGTACTGCTACTACGCAGGGTAAGGTACTATGTTCATTCACACCACTTAAAGGTCTTAATGGATTAGTATCTAAATTCTGGAATAAAGAAGAAGGCTATGAATATATTCGTGTGGCTTGGGATGATGTACCTGAGTACGATCCATGGGGTGAACCATTCCTGTTAAAAGAAACGCGTCGTCAATTAGAGCGTGATTATCTACCACATGAAAGAGAAGCTCGTATTGCTGGTAAACCAGTTATGGGTAAGGGTGCTGTATTCCAACTTCGTCAGTGGCCTACATATACTACTGGTCAGATTGATTTCTCTCGTATACCAAATATACAGCGAGTTATTGCACTTGACTTGGGTCTAGTGAATGACCAAACAGTTATTACTTTAATGTACTGGGAACCGTATGAAAGAACTGCATATCTACATAAACAAATCTGTGTGCGAGGTATTGAAGAAGCTGTCCCCAGTCAGTATATCAATCATCTCCTTCGTCCTGAAGTGTTTGGTACTCCTATCGTTTTACCTGCTGATGCTAACACTCTTGGCAGATATACAATGAGTGCAAACAGCATTAGAGAACTATTTGAGTCATATGAGCTTAATGTATATCATAAAGCAATTATGAATCCGCCCGATGCAGAAGGACGAGTCACCAACCACAAGAGTTATGGTATTAATCAAATGCGTCAGATGTTAGAAATTGGTTCGTTGATGGTTAATGAGAACTGTACCCAATTCCTAAGTGATGCACAGAACTACTATGTGGATGAAAAAGGTCGTTTCTCTGATCCAGACGATACTATTGATAGTGCCCGTTATGCACTTTTAGCTTGCTTACAAGGTATTGCTGAACCATGGGATAACCGAACTCCGGCACAACGTATGGCTGCGCAAAGAGATAAATATTATAAGCCAAGAGATGAGTCAAACTTACCTGCTTGGAAGAAAGCATATAACCCACAAGGATAAACATGGAAAAGACAGGACGTTTTTTAACAACGGCTGGAGAACAACCTCCACTGATTATGTGTGAAAGACATGCAAAGACATTTGAAATAACTATGATGGCAATTAAAGTGCCACATACAATATATGAGTTTGATGATGAAGACGAATCGCAATACTGCCAAGCTTGTGATCTACAAGTTGCTAGAGCTTATGCAAAGAAAGTAGCAGATAGTCAACCTCGCATCATAATTCCAGGTGAATATTATTAAATGCTAAATAAGATATTAGTTAAAGGACTACATTACAATGCTTGATATTAAAAATATCCCAGTGCAGGACATTAATCAGAATAAAAAGGTTAATGCCAACTTTGTGCGAATGAAAAATCTGATGGATGTTAAAATGGCATCCTACTTACGTTATTTAGGTACAAAGAATGCGGTAAACCGCGCGAGTGACTATCACTATTTGTGTCTAGCTGTGACGGACAGTACTGCACCAGTTAATGGTATTGATTACATACATCCAACAGTTAAACCTGTTGTTGATTATGCTACAGCAGTTATTGCTAAAGGTTTAATGCCTAACGGTGAAATCAACTTTGAGTTTGTAGCTGATGACGAAATGGATGAAGAAGCAGCCCGACAAGCTACTAACATGGTTAGTAAAGTTGTCAACCAAATGAATGACCCACACTTTATTCTAGAGCGTTGGGTTATGGATAGTGCCATGCATAAAAACGGCATGATGATGATTAAACCTGTACGAGAATTCGTTACCCGCTATGTTGAGAGTGAAGGTACTAACGATCAACTAAAAGCATTTGAATTACAAGCTGCAGAATCTGGTCTAACAACTCTACGCCAAAGCAAGCGTCAAATTACTGTTATGATGGATAAAGCAATGGCAGAAATTAAACAACTGCTAGGTGGACAACAACAAGAATTAGCCAATGAATTAGTAGATAAGCATGTTGCATCTATGCGCAATATGGATGAAGATGGCAATTATACTGAATTAGCTGCAGGTCAAATGGAAGTGTTTGACAAACAAGCCACAGGCCAAGAAGATATTATTAACGAAGCAATTACTCGTAATACAATATATAAGGCAAAGTACAAAGTGACAGGTTATGCAATGAATATTAAGTTTCATCCTATTGCACAACACTATTGGATTTGCGATCCTACTGTTCCTGAAATGAAGGATCAGCCGTTCTGTGGTTTTTACGATCCTATGACGATTCAAGAAGCCTATGATTTATATCCAGGTATCCAAGATGATTTAGAAAACTTCCGTGAATTTGCAGAATACAATATGAATGGTGCATATCAAGCAGGTAGTGTACTAAACAACCTGGCTATTCATGCTCGTGATTCAGTACCTGTTATGGGTATTCCTGTTAATAGTGCATCATCAGCAGATCCTGATAGTCGTCAAGTATCCGTTGTCACCGTATGGAACAAATATGACATTGATGGTGATGGTGAATTAGAATTAGTAGAATTAATCTACAGTGGTAGTTATATCATTAGTGCAAGAGAAGTAGAGTTTATTCCTGTTGCTAGTATGTGTCCTAAGCCACTACCTGGAAACTTCTATGGTATGAGTATTGCAGAGAGTGTTATTCCTATGCAGGAATATGCTACATCAGCAGCTCGTGCAGAAATTCAATTAGGGCTGTTAACTGCTACTCCTCGTATTGGTGTTAATCCTGACCACTTAGACTTTGAAATGTTGCAAGACGGTGAAGCTGCTATCTTTATATTAACTAGCAAGTTTGATCCAGCCAAAGACATTTATCAAATTCCTCCTCCATCTGGCAATTTAAACTTCTTGGAAACAGGTATGAATCGTATTCAACAAGATACAATGGCCATGGTTGGTATGACTACACCTCAAGATGTATTCAATCCAGAAGTTATGGCACCCGGTAATAGTGGTGTTAAATTACAAATGGCTTTATCACCTAACCAAATCATTCAAGACAATACAGTTCGTAATGCAGCTGAAGGTCTTAAAGAAGCACTGTATCTGGTATGGCGTACACTAATACAATATGGCGATGACTTTGGTGTTAAGAAATTAGCAGCGCAATGTCGTCCAGATAAGAAACCTGAGTTTATGGATTATGTTGCATGGGATGAAATGTCATCTATGACAGACCGTAAACAAATGACATTAGAACTTGCGTTAGGTATGAACAGCGAAGAAAATGCATTAAACAGATTGCAAATTATTAAGAAGAGTCAAATGGGTTTAATGGAAACTGTTCAAGGTATGGTTCAACAGGGTACTATGACACCTGAAATGTATAAGAAGGTTAAGAAGCCATATGCTGATACTCTATATACACTAGGTGTTAAAGACTGCGATACATATCTACCAAGTGATGAAGAAATCGCACAGATGATGAAGCAAGCAGAAGAAGCTCAGAAGAATAAACAACCTCCTGCACAAGATAAGAAGTATCTTGCTGATGCTGAATTGGCACAGGCAAGAGCACAACAGATTGCAGCAGAAGTTGCAGGTGAAGATGCTGAAAGTCAGATGGACTTTATGGCATTAGCAATGGGTGACCCTAAAGTTTACTCCTAATAAATAAACCTATACAGAATAGCATATGATTGAAACAGATACAGTAGATTTTTATAACAGCAGACTGACGGTTGACACAAGTCAACCTAATAAACTAACACCATCCCAGAAGGATCAAGTTAGACATTATGGCAGTCTTGCTGAAGCCCTATTGAAGAACAAAGATTTAGCGATGTTTGTTCATCATTTTAAATTTAGTTTGGCAGATGAACTTGCGGCCATTCGCAGTCATTCGTCAGACGACAATGCTCGTAGAGTTGCATTAAGCAATGAACTCGCAGGTATTGATAATTTTGTAAACAGTCTTAAACGGTCTGTTTACTTAAAGAACCGTATTGGTAATACTAATGAAGTACCCAATACTTAAACAAGGAAGATAAATGGAAACAACGATAAGTCCTAACACCGATAGTGGTGCGGTCACTAATCAAAGCGTAGTAAGTGATGCATCTATTGCTGCTAAGATGACCGCCATGCGTGAAACCACGCAGCGTAATCTACTTAGACAACAAGCAGAAACTACTGCACCAGGAGAAGATGATGCGGCAGCAGATTCAACCTCTGTGGCACCAGAAGGTGCCGAAGTTGGTGATACCGACAACGACGAATATGGTAGCGACAATCAAGAAGCAGCCGCCCCTGAAGAGGTAAGCGCTGATAGTAATGATAGTACTAGCGATGAATTAATTGACTTCTTAGAATTTGCTGATAGTAATCCTAAAGCAAAATTTAAGTTCATGCGTAATGGCAAAGAAGTTATTATTGACGCTAAGAAAGCCGCAGCAATTCTTGGTCAAGGATCAGCAATACACGAAGAAGCAAGACAGTTGAAAGTGGAACGAGCCGAATTTGACGAATATGTCAATGAAGCAAAGTCTCGCCAAGACCAGCTTACTTTAGCAATGGAATTTACAGTTCAACCTAAGTTGAAAAAGGCATATGAAGAAATTGTTAAAACACAACAGTATCAAAATACTTTTCAGCAGCAGTTGGCAAGAGCAACAGATCCTACGCAAATAGCGCGGATCCAAGCTAATATGGCACAGAATGAACAGTACATTAGACAACAGCAAAAGAGTATTAATCGTTTGCAACCTGCTATTGAACAGTTTAAACAAATTCGTAGTCAGCAAGTAGGTGAAGCTTTAACTACATCTCGTAAGAATTTCCAAGATAAGGAATTACGAAATGAGTATGTATACAATGAACTCCGTGAGAAGATTGAAAAAGCATATCCTGGATCAAGACGAGAAATAGTGCCGGGAATTCCAAACATTGATCTCATTGCAGGTGATGAGGCATTGTTAAGTTTAGTACGAGATGGATTACGCTATCGCGATAAGCCCTCTACGAAAACAGCTGGAGCAAGTATGGCTGCGTTGACTAGCAGAAAAGGTTCAACCAATTCCAACAAGAGTCAAGATAGTAATATTGAAAAACTTCGTGAACAAGCCAAAGCCGGCGATAAGAAAGCTGGCGATAACCTACTAATGCAACGACTACAGAGTATTCGTGGCGGTAGGAGATAATATATTTTAAGGAAATAATATCATGGCAGAAATTACAACTTCGCAGATTGGTAATGGTACTACAGCTTACGGATCTGACATCGTAGTTAAAGACTTGGATCTAGATGTATCCAACAGAGTTAAGGACGACACACCTGTTTTAAACATGTGTATGTCTAAAAAGCGTAAAGTCAACAGTACTTTACCATTGTGGACTGACGACATTTATCGCGCTCCTACAGTACAAGCCCAAGTTGAAGGTGCCGCTGTTAATACTTCTCAAGCAGAAAACAATCAGCGTTATAACTTAGGCAACTACACACAGATTTTCAGTACAGTTATTGCTGCTTCTGGAACTGCTCGTGCCGTAATGCAAGCTGGTGGAGATCCACAAGCATATCAAGAAGTTAAGCAATTAATTGAATTAATGTTTGACGTTGAAATGCAATTGGTTCGTAATGACCAAATCGGTACTAAGTATGCTGGTCAAGCCGGTACTGCAACAAGTGCTTATCCTGGTCAGACAGGTCGTCGTATGGGTTCATTAGCATCTTTTGCTGGTACTCAATCTTACAACCCAACAAGTGGTACATTGGCAAACATTACTACTAACACAAACAACGAGTCTACAGACTCTTCTACAGCTAGTGTTGGTGCATTTAATATTGCCGCTCAAGGTAGTCAGTTCTATACTGGTACATTCACACTACAGAAATTTAGTCCTGCGTTATATAAGCAATTGGTCACAGTTGCTGAACAACGCTACAATGCTAAGATTCGTACAGTAGTTGCTCCTACTTCTTTACGCACAAGTCTATCTGACAACATGCCACAAAGCAGAGGTATCAACCGTGTTGATTCAGCACGTGGTGACACAATCCAGACTTATGAAGGTGACTTCAACTACACTTACGAAATCTTTGATTCTTGGATCATGGATCAAGTAAATGCAAATGCAATCTACTTCTTAAACGAAGACGTTGTTCAATGGGGCTCTTTACGAGATCTTGGACCGAATAACGAGGTTTTCAGCAACGCGGATGCGTCGCTTGACCAGTTTATTTTGGAGGGCTGTTTGATCGTCCGTAATCCAGCCGGTGTTGGTATTCTAAACAACATTGAAGCAGGAACAGATGCACAAGCCGCTTTACCAGGTGCTCGTCCAGCAGCATACGTTCAGCGTGTAAACCAAGGTGCAGGCGACGTCACACCTTAATTCTTAACGGATTTAAGTGTACAACAGAAAAGGACCTACGGGTCCTTTTCTTATATGTAAGATTGAAAACAATAAATAACATTATGAGCAACTTAAACAAACCCGAATATTTAGATGATGCAGACCCAGAAAAGAACTGGGATTACTATCGCCAAGATAGTGGTGGTATGATTACAAATCATAATGGTATGGCAGATAAACTGCTAACAAATGATGATCTGTATCGTAGCATGAAAGGTGATTGGCAACGAACATCATCCAATCAAAGTGGTAATATAGCTATTACTACTGGGCGTGAAGATGGTAAGTTCTACATCAAACGCGAACAAAAAAATACAGAGACTATTAAAGCAGCTGTAAGACAGTATAGAAAAACTGCAGAAGCAGGTATGATAGATCCATTAGCACCTATCGGTGAAGATGGTAAACTAACATATAAATGGATGGATCTTCCTAGTGTTATTGCTATTCGTATTAGCGATCAATACTTTGATGGCATCCCGTGGAATGCATTAAAAAATGATAGAACACTTAAAGCACAGTTTTATCGTGTAGTAGAAACAGAATATCCAGAGTATGTCTGTTATCCTGGTGGCAAATTGCCTATTCCAGTTGCAGTACCATACCCAACGAAAAAGGGTTAAAAGAAATATTTTAAAGGACATTAAATAATGTTTGTAAATCCAACAGCAGATTCGCTTGTAGACTACATTAAAGATTTTACTGGTAGTACTAATACAGCAGAAATCAAACAGTGTATATTCTTAGGTGAATTAAGTATGCGTAATATTGAGCTACCCGCTTTACGCAGCGATCCATACGACCCACAATATATTGGTGTGGTTGATGAAGAGGGTGGCATTCCTATTCCAGGTGATATGAATAAACCTATCTTGTTCTTTAAACAGGGTACACAATATATTACAAGTGCACAAGCAACTGGTACAAGCGGACAGTTAACAATTACAATTAATGCAGCTACAACACGACCACTAACTAATGGTATGTTAGTAAGTGGTACTGGTAGTGCAACAGGTGCAACAATCGTAAGTGTTGGTGGAGTTGGTGGATTAACTATTACCCTAAGCTT